AGATATTAAGTGAGGCACTTAAAACTGCAGGTATATCTGCAGGTGCTGGAGTTTTAGGTGTAGGTGCTGCTAAAATTATTAAAGGAGCAACTAATATATTAAAAGGTAGAATTTTTAAAGATGTAGATGAAGGAATTAAAACTTCTGAATCAGAAAGAGTATTGGATGCAAAAAATATTGAAGATCAAATAAATTTAAAATTAGAAGATGCAGGGATAAATGCTAAATTAAAATATACATTAGCAGAGGCTTCTGATGATAAAGGTTTACTAGCAATACAAAAAGCTTTTGAAGATACTAGAAGATTAGGCTATACAAAAGAATTCGGTGAAGCGTCACTTAAAAAAGCACAAGCATTAAACTCTTACTTTAAATTATTAAAAGACAAATATGGTTCAGCTACAGGATCAACATATGACACGGGTAAAGATTTAGTAAAAATTTTAGATGAAAGAAACACTGAGGTTATTAAAAATTTAATTAAGAAACAAGAAGCATCAGATGAACTATTAACTAAATCTGTCTTTAAACTTCCTGATGGTAATTTAAAGACTACAGGAGTTGAGTTTAGAAATATAATAAGTCAATTAAGTGATAATTATAAAAAAGAAGTTGCAGAGGCTGCAGCAAAGTTAGATGAAGTCACTAATTTAAAATCAATAAACACAAAAGAAATATCAGATGCTATAAATAAACTTTCAAATGAACAAAAAGAAGATTTTGTTAAATTAGCTGAGGTAGAGGGTTTATTTAAAAAAGAACTTTTTGAACTTTTAGAAAATCCTAATGCAACTATTCCCTTGGCAAATGCAAGAAGAACAATATCAACATTAGGCTCATTAATTAGAAAATCAGAAAAAGGTTTAGCAGCAGGAGATGATGTTGCTGTGGGTGTATTAAAAACTTTAAAAAATGCTTTTACTAATCAAGTTAAAAAAGATGCAGGACCAGAGTATCTTAATGAGTTACAGAGATTTAACGACATAGTTATTAAAAATAAAGAGTTATTAAATAATGATATCATAGCAAAAATAACAAATAGAGAAATTGGTAATGTTTTAAAAATAGGTGACGAAGCTATATTTGAAACAACTTTTAAAAAAGGTGTAGGTGCAGATAAGGTAGCTAAACAAGTTCATGAAGTTATAAGCCAATCTCCTGATGCAATGAACGCATATAAAAATTCCATATTTGATTTTTACAAAGCAAAAGTATTAAATGAAGCGGGCAAACCTAATTTAGTAAAACATAACGCTTTTATGAAAGATTATGAAAAAATTTTAAAAGTATTTTTTAGTGAGGCTGAGTTTAATCAAATTAAAAGAATAGGTGGTCTACAAAAAAATATAGAAAAAACAAATAAGATTGTCAGTAACATTACAAAAGAATTAAATAGATCTTTTGAAGGTAGATTATTAAATGCATCCCCACAAGAGATTTTTAACAAAATATATAAAGCTGGTAATATTGGTGAGATAAAAACTCTTAAAAATATTTTACAAAAAAACCCAGATATATTTAAGAAATTTCAAAGAGATGTTTTGACTGATTTGAATGAAAGAGTCTTTACAAGATCAGATAAATTAAGTTTAGATAGAGTTTTAGATGCAGATGCATTCAATAAATATTTAAATGGTGGTGGAGGAGAAAGAGGTTTTAAATCAGTTTTAACTGAAATATTTGGCAAAGATTATGTAAAAGATTTAGAAACATTAAATAGAGCTTTACAAATAGCTAGTAGAAGAGCGCCTGCTGCACAAGAAGGTGTTGTTGGAAGTGCTTTTACAGATTTAATTAGAGCAAGATTGGGTCAATTTACTTTAGCAGGTAGATTATTTACAGCTGGTAGAAGAATATTTCAAGCTGCATCAAACAGAGTGATAGCAAGAGCTCTATTAGATCCCAATTCTTTAAAAGACCTTCTCGCTTTAAGAAATTTAAAAACTAATAGTAAACAAGCAGCTGTTATTCTTGCAAAATTAGGTGGTAGCATATTTATCACATTACCAGATGATGGAGCTCCTATACCTCCTAAATCTTCTGTAAGAGGTGAAAAAGAAGACGTAATTAATATGCAAGGTTTATTTAACAGAGAAACAAAAGAACCATCTATAGATTTATCTATGATACCACAATCACCAAAAGTTGAACCTATAAATACACCAAATATAAACCCAAACCTATTTGCAGCTAGACCAGCGACCGGTATTATGCAAAATTTAAGTAGTACAGAACAAGCTTTATTAGATCCTTTAGAACAACAAATAGCAATGAGAACATAATGACTAAAAAATCAGCATTACAAAGGATAGAATCTCATGAGAAACTTTGCAGGATAATGCAAAAGCAAACGTTTGAACAAATAAAAGAAATGCAAGATAGAATTAAAAGATTAGAATATTGGATAGTTGGTGGTATGGGAGCCGTGCTATTAGTTTTATTAACGGATGTAGCATGAACCTTTCACGAAATTTTACCCTCTCAGAGCTCACCAAAAGCGACACTGCTATTAGAATGGGTATTAATAACAATCCTAGCGCAGAACAAATAGAAAAATTAAAAGCATTATGTGAAAATATTCTTCAACCCATTCGTGATCATTATGGAAGAGTTAAGGTAACTAGCTGTTTTCGTAGTGTAGATTTGTGTTTAGCTATAAAAAGTTCAGCTAATAGCCAACATGCTCGTGCTGAAGCTGCTGATTTCGAATGTATTGGTGTTGATAATGCAGAATTAGCTGATTGGATTTATAAGAACCTAGACTTTGATCAATTAATATTAGAGTTCTACACCCCAGGTGAGCCTAACAGTGGATGGATTCACTGCAGCTACGTACCTGAAGGTGGTAGAAAACAATTTCTTCATGCTTACAAATCAGAAGGTAAAACTAAATATCGACCTGTAATAGGTAAGGCTAAAGATTTAGTTTGAGGTTTATCTTTTAGATAAGGTCTAATTAATTTAGACAAAGGACTTACATATCCAGTAAATTGTCCTTTTTTCTTCCAAGTAAAATTTACTTTATTATCATTAGCACTATTAATCATAGATTTAAGATCATACCCTAAATATTTTGCCATAAGATACATGTATATACCTACAAAATATTCATCGTGTTTTGAATTTCTAGGTGATAAAGCATGGGCTATTTCATGGATTACTATTCTTTTATTACAACCCATAACGTTCAAGTGCATTTTTTTATAATAACTATCTCGTCCATCTTTAGTAGTTCTTCTTTTAGAACGAAAATAACCACCTCTCATCGTACATTTGTTACCACCCACTAATTTAACTTTTACTTTGGAACAATATTCATATCTTTCATTAAAATGATATGTAGTTTTATTTTTATATCTATTCCAAATTTTAGTAGCAAATTGTTCACACTCTTTAGGAGTCATTTCTGCACCCCACATGTCTTTACCAAAATGTTTAGCAACAGATCTTTCCCAATCATATACTTTTTGTCTTTGATAATCTTTAGTCATTAGGCTGCCTCCTTAGTCAAATTTAGAAATTGTTTCATTCTATCTTTGTTAAACCACGTAACAACTATCTCAGAACTACCTACAGAATATTGAAGTTTGTATTTACTAACTCCATCATCTTTCTGATATTCTTTTATTAATTGTTGTGCATGATCGTATCTATCTGTGACATCACAAATAAAATCATCACACTTGATGTAATATAATTTACTCATTTTTTTGCTCCTTATATTTTTTTAATAATCATATAATATCATATAGAATATAGGACACAAGAAAAAAATAAAAATAAATTACTTGACCAATATGTTGTGGTTTAAAAAAATTATTACTAGATGTTGTGTCAAGAAAAAAATGTTAAATCCAAGCTTTTAATTCTTCACCCATAACCTCGGATGCAATATTAATTTTATCTCTTAAAGCTTTTACAATCTTTTCATCAACAGTATCCTCTGCAATTAAGTCTATGTAAGTTACATTTTTCTTTTGACCAATACGATGAGCTCTGTCTTCAGATTGTAATCTTTTTTCTAAATCATAACCATTAGAATAATAAATAACTGTGTTAGCTTGTGTAAGTGTAATACCATAACCACCAGTTTGTGGTGTACCAATTAAAAATCTACACTTAGGATCGTTTTGAAATTTACGAATATTATCTTGTCTGTCCTCTTGTGATGTCAAACCATAATAGTGCACATAAGAGTCTTTACCATATTCCTTAACAATTCTTTGGACAATTTCGCCAACGCTTAGTTGATAGTTAGCCCAAATAATAGCTTTGCCATCCGTCTCCTCTAAAATAGACATAAGTTCATTAAGTCTATTACTTTCAACTGCTTGAGTAGAACCATCATCAGCAGTAAAATGACCACAAGTAATTTGATGTAATCTCATTAATTGTGTAAGCACAGTCATGGTAGTTGTAACTTTACCATTTAAAAAAGCCATAGCTTCTTTTTTCATTTGCTCATATATACGTTTTTGATCGGCTGTTAGTGTTACATATCTTTTAATAAAATTTTTAGGAGGTAAGTCTAAACAATCTTCTTTTAATACTCTGTATGAAAAACCTTTTACTTTCTCTGATAACTCTCCTAGATTTTGAAATACATCAACTACTTGTATAGTTCTATCTCTAAGATACATATTCTTCATCTTGGCATATCTATTACGAAAAGCGTAAAAAGAATCAAAGTTCAATAACCACGGATCAAGGAACTCACATTGACTAAACAAATCCAAAGGATTTTTAGTAATTGGAGAACCCGTCATAATACGTCTATATTTAGCATACTTACCAAGACTAATAATATTTTTAGTTCTTTTAGCTGCTTGATTTTTAATAGTTGTAGACTCATCTATAGCCATTAAAGTTTTATGTGCATTTAAAAATTTACTTACAAACTTTACGCCTTTGTCAGTAGATAAAGCCTCCACATTCATAATTAAAATATGTAAGTCTTCACCTAATTCAAATAAACTATCTAAATTTTCTTGATATTTTTTTGTAAAATTTGGTTGCCACAATATAGTCACATTTTGAATGTGATTTGGTAAATGTGTTGGTAACTCTTGTTCATACCAAGTTTTAACAACTCCTTTAGGAGCAACGATTAAAGCAGCATTTATTTTACCTTTATCATATAATATAGCTACGTTATCAATTAATACTTTTGTTTTACCCGTACCCATCTCCATAAAATATGCATACGTTTCTTTATTCCATGACTTTTCCAAAGCAGTCAATTGATGTTTGTAAGGTGGTGTTTTAAATTTGTAATTCATCTTTCTATTGACAGAGATGTAAAGGATGTTATATGATTTGTCAATGTCAGAAAGTAATAAATACGAAAACCTTAAAAGTAATTATGTGTCTACAGTTTATGTAATACAAGAAATTGCTGGCACTCGTGCAGGCAATCCAAAAATAAATATTATGGGTGCTGCAAACTATGGTCAGTTTAAATTTTTGTTACCCGAGTTTTCACAGATGATTTTTTCACCTGGACCTTTAATATATAAATTAAGACAAGGTTTGAAAGAATATAAGAAAAAAGATTATTTACTACTTACAGGCGATCCTGCAATAATAGGCGTTGCGTGTTCTATTGTGTCTGATATTACAGGAGGAAAATACAATTTGTTAAAATGGGATAAACAAGAAAAAAAATATTATCCTATTGAAATTAATCTATATGAGAAAGGAGAAATAGATGACAATTGATTTTGAAAAAGACCAACAAGATGCAATGAAAAAAACTGAAGGTATTCAGTCCCTTGCAGATCAAGTTGAAAAACTAGAAACTTGCAATGATCGTATTGCAGACATAGAAGCTGATTTAAAAATGATGAAAGGAAAAAGAGATCGATTATCAGGAGAGGTAATTCCAACCATGATGTCTGAGATGGGTCTTGCAGAGTTAAAACTTCATGATGGATCACATCTAAAAGTTTCAACGTCGTATCGTGCCACTATAACAGAGGCAAATAAAGAGGCGGCGTTTAACTGGCTTCGTGAAAATGGCTTGGGTGATATAATCAAAAATGAGATATCCGTATCATTCGGTCGTAACGAAGATAACAAGGCAGCTGATTATGCTGAACTTGCAAAGAGTAATGGGTTTCAACCAACACAAAAGATGAAGGTTGAACCCATGACTCTGAAAGCGCTAGTCCGTGAGCGTACAGAGGCAGGGAAACCTATGCCAACGGAAATCTTCGGAATATTTTCGGAGAATAAAACAACAATAAAAAGGAACAAGTAACATGAACCAAGTAGCAACAAAAAAAGAAGGAGCATTGGCAACAAATTTATTTGAAGCTGATGCAAATCAAGGTGCTCAAAATATGTCGCAAGAAGATCTTGCGTTACCTTTCTTAAAAATTTTGGGACAGCTATCTCCAGAGGTGAACAAAAGAGATGGTAAATATGTCGAGGGCGCAGAACCTGGCAAAATCATAAATACAGTCACTAATGAATTATACGATAGTATAAATGTTGTGCCATGCCATTACAAAAGACAATACATTGAATGGCAAGATCGTGGACAAAGCACTGGAGCCCCAGTTGCAATTCACGATGCAGACAGCGATATCATTAGTCAAACCACAAGAGGTAAGGACTACAAAGATAGATTACCTAATGGTAATTATCTTGATAACACTGCTAATCACTTTGTGTTGCAGCTAGGTGATACCCCACAATCTGCTTTGATTTCTATGAAATCTACTCAACTTAAAGTTAGTAGAAAATGGAATTCAATGATGATGGGTTTAAAAATGCAGGGTAAAAGTGGTTTGTTCACTCCGCCTACATATAGTCACATTTATAAACTAAAAACAGTTCAGATGTCCAATGACAAAGGAACATGGTTTGGTTGGGATGTTGAAAAAGTAGGCCCTGTTACAGATAAGGCTATCTATGACATGGCTAAAAACTTTGCTATTAGTGTAGGTAAAGGTGAGATTGAAGCTAAACATAGCTCTGAAGAACCTTTGAACAAAGATTCTTCAAATTACTAATCCTAGGTAGTGGGCATCAAAGCGAGAGTGGAGATGCCCACTTTTATAAATAGCTATGGTAAATTTAGGAAAGTTTATAGATATATTTGAAGGATTAAATCGAGCTCATGGTGTCACTATAGTTGGCGAACTAAATAATAATGGATCAAAAATTAAAGGTAAGTCTTTTGTAAAAAGAGAAATAGTCACACAAGATCATTGGTTAAATCACTTACAAGGTAAGGCTAGTCTTGGTGTAATACCAATAAACGATGATAATAAATGTAAGTGGGGTTGTATAGACATAGATTCTTACGCAGGCTTTGATCATAAAAAATTAATAAATAAAATACAAAATTTAAAAATACCTTTAATAGTATTTAGATCTAAATCAGGTGGTGCACATGTATTTTTGTTTACATCTGATTACGTATCCGCTGCATTAATGCAAGATAAATTGAATGAGATTAGATCTGTATTAGGATATGGAGGATCAGAGGTTTTTCCAAAACAACGTGAATTAAAATCCAAAGATGATACAGGAAATTTTTTAAATTTGCCATACTTTAATGGTGATAACACGACAAGATATGCATTTAATAATGAAGGTGAAGCTGTTAATCTAGAAGATTTTTTTGTGTTACATTCTTCTAATTGTATAGATGCAAATGGATTAAAAGATTTAATAATTAAAAGACCCGAAACTCCCCACTCAGATGGTCCACCATGTATTGAATTAATGGTGCAAAATAGAGTGGGTGAGGGAGGTAGAAATAATGCACTATTTCATTATGGTGTATATGCTAAGTCTAAATGGCCACAAAATTGGAAATCTAAAATAATATTATTTAATGAGGATGCGATGGAGCATCCATTGTCTGATACAGAGGTCAGTATAATTACTAAGCAACATGATAAAAAGGATTGGGGTTATAAATGTAATGATCAACCTATGTGTAGTTTGTGTGATAAAAAATTATGTAAAACAAGAAAGTTTGGTATTGGTCAAGAAATAATGTTTCCTAATTTAACAGACTTACAAGTCGTTAATTTAGAGGAACCTTACTACTATATGAATGTTGATGGAGATAGACTTTATTTAGACTCAGCAAAACATTTAACTAATCAAGTTCTATTTCAAGAGGAGTGTGTTAAGCAGCTTAGATTTAATCCACCAACTTTAAAAACTAATGAATGGAAACAAAAGACAAACATACTTTTAGAAAACGCAGAAATAACAGAACCGGCTGAAGGAACAGGAACCAAGGACATATTAAAAAATTATTTAGAAGACTATTGTTTAAATAGAGTTAAGAAAGATGACTTTGAAGATTTAAAAAATGGTGGGACATATACTAAAGATGAGTACCATTATTTTGTATTTGATAATTTTTTTCATCAATATCTAAGTCGTAGGCATTGGAAAATACAATACCAACGAACGTCTCAAATGCTTAAAGATCATTTACATTGTTTTACTAAAAGAGTCGGAAGAACTAAGCTTTCTGTTTTTGTTGTAAAAAGATTTGATAAGAAACCACAAACATATAAAGAAAAAACATTTAACAAGGAGAACTATTGATGAGAAAAATAATATACGGACCACCAGGCACAGGTAAGACATTTTATTTGATGAATGAGTTAGAAAAATTCTTACAGAAAGTAGAACCAAGCAAGATAGGTTACTTTACTTTTTCAAGAAACGCAGCACAAGAGGGCAAAAGTAGAGCTATGGATAAGTTTAATTTGACAGAAAAAGACTTACCCTACTTTAGAACTCTACACTCATTTTGTTTTAACATATTAGGTTTAAAAAAAGAAAATGTTATGCAAGAAAAAGATTACAAAGATTTAGGTAGAGACTTACAAATAGAGTTTGAGGGTATAAGATATGACCATGATCACGAGGGTATTTTACACTCTAAAGATCCTTATATTTCTTTAATTAGTTTAGCTAGAAGTAAAAGAATATCACCATTAGAATTATATAACCAAAATGGTAACAGCTATAATATTACATATGATAAGTTAGATATAATTAACAAAGAATTATACCAATATAAAAAACAAAAAGGATTAATTGACTACATAGATATGTTAGAAAAATTTTTAGATAAAGGAGAAAGTCCTAAGTTTGAAGTTATATTTGTGGATGAAGCACAAGATTTAAGTTTAATACAATGGGACATTATTAAAAAATTAGAAAAAAACTCTAAACAATCTATCATTGCAGGAGATGACGACCAAGCTATTTACAAATGGAATGGTGCTGATGCAGAAACTTTTATAAATTTAGAAGGAGAAAGAGTAATATTACAACAATCTTATAGAGTGCCTAAAAATATATTTAATGTAGCCAATAAAATAATTAAAAAAGTTAAAAATAGAGTAGAAAAAAATTGGATACCTAAAGAAGAGTTAGGTCAAGTAAATTATCATTGGGAAATTGATAGAGTAAATCTATCAAAAGGAGAGTGGTTAATACTTGCTCGAACAAATTTAATATTAGAAAAAATAGCTTACTACTTAGATCAAAATAATTTTTATTTTCAAAGAAGAAACTCTACTCCAAGAGTTCAAAATATTTATGCCTTAATAGAGAATTGGAATAAGTTACGAGAGGGCACTCCTCTACATTATAATGATTATAAAAAGATAACCAATAAAATGAGTAAAAATGTGGATCTAAAATTAATGAAACAAATGTCGAAAGAAAAATTTTATGATATAGATACCTTAAAAAAAGATTATGGTTTAAAAACAGATCAAGAGTGGTATATTGCATTTGATGATTTAGGAGACGATGAGATTAGAAAAATACATAGATTAATAAAGAATGGAGAAGATTTGTCAAAAGAACCCAGAATAAAAATATCAACTATTCATGGTGTTAAAGGTAATGAAAGGGATAATGTAGTTTTGATAACTGACTTGAGTAATGCTGCTTATAATAAATATTTAGATAATCCCGATGATGAACACAGATTATTTTATGTTGGTGTTACAAGAGCTAAAAAACAATTAAACATAATTTATGCAAAGACAGAAAGAGGATATAACATATGACACATAAAAATATATTTAAAGGCACAACGTACAATTCATTAGAAGAGCAGATAGGCGGGAAGCACTACCGATCGATGAAAATTCAACCCGCAGAGTTTATTAACGAAAATAAACTTTTATTTGCAGAGGGCAATGCTATAAAATATATTTGTAGACACTCTGTAAAGGGGAAAGAAGAAGATATTAAAAAAGCAATACACTACTTAGAGATGATATTAGAAAGAGACTATTCGTGAATAGAAAACTAAAAGTTTTAGATTTATTTTCAGGTATAGGAGGATTTGCTTTAGGTTTAGACTCAACAGGTTTTTTTGAGACAGTGAAATTTGTTGAGAAAGATAAATACTGTCAGAAGGTTCTACAAAAGAACTTTCCTAACATACCAATCGAGGAGGATATAAAAAATGTCAAAGGAAAAGAAT